CTACTTACTGAGGTGCTTTATGCCTATTAAAACAAACGGTTCACGAGAATATGGCCTTATTTGGCCACAAACTAACGAGTCGAGTGTCCAACGGCTTCGAGCACACAGAGATGAACATGCTGCGATCGCCAAAAGCGCTCAAAAACATGTTAATCGAATAGTTGCTGAGGGTCGTATGACCGAGGAGAATGAAGACGACGTTAGAACTGCGTGCTGGGCAATTGCCCGTTGCGAAGTTCGAAACGAAGACCTAAACGAGTTAGTGGTTAACCTTAACCACGTTATCGTCATGGATGGTGTTATCTATACGAGACACACCTCTTCACCTCTTAAGGGGGACGTTTGACAAGGCATAAATGAAATGCTTTGTCGCAATAGCTGCCACTTTGGTGAGCAGCAACAACTAAGTACAACCCAGCCGAAGCGAGGTAATACAAATGAACGCGAGATTTCGAGAAACGGATAACCGATCAGACTTAGCGCTGATTAACCATAAAGTAGAGAAGGTCAATAATGAATCGACCCACTCATGCTCAACGGTTTCAAGCACTGAGAGTGCAGGTACGTACTCAGGTTTAGGTACGTATTCATGCATTTCTGACATAGTTATTCCGAACTATCATTCGCGTTCTGCCGCTGGGGAGATTTTTAACAATCCGATGAGCAAATTTACAGCTTCTCGGTCGTTAACTTACGCTCCTTACGGCATTACTTTTTCCTGGGGGCCTACGGAACCATTACCAAAAGCGCACCGGCATTGCTCGAATCGTTACGAGACATCCGGTGACTGCTTGAAGGGCATGTTTGACGTCCTTCCTCCTCTTGAGCATATGCCTAATCTGTATGACACAGATGGTAGATACTTGAAGGATTTGGCTGGAACCATGGCCCGCTCCAACGTCGCGGCCCCTGCATTCGCAGGTGCGACCGTTATGGCGGAGTTAAGGGAGACAATGTCGTTCCTGAGAAACCCTCTCGAGGGTTTCGTGCGATTTTTGCACAAAACTCGCCACCAAAAGAACCTAAGTCGCAAGACGAGGGCTATAGAGGTGACCGAGTACATCAGGGACAATTGGCTATCGCTGCGCTATGCAGTGAGACCTATGTATTATGACATTGTTGGTTTCTTCGAT